ACGACGCAAACACGAATGTTGGAAGGCATCCAGAGGACTACGTGCTTTATCGCTGCGGTGCTTTTGACGACAGCAACGGCAGCCTGCTGCCAGCCTCAGTACTCCAACACATTGCCGACGCCTCCGCGCTCGTCCGTTACGGTGGAGGACTCGCCGACGTACAACTCCCGGCAAATCGCGACGCCTAGACCTCCTCGCTAGGCCCGCGTCCCCCGGGGCAGGTCCATCTGCGGCCCCCCGGGGGTTTTCTCTAACTCAAGGAATCCGACCATGCGTATGCCGTCCGTGATGTCTCACAACTTCACACAGGTCCCCCAGGCTGAAATCCCCCGGTCCTCGTTCGACCGCAGCCACGGCCTCAAGACCACTTTCAACTCGATGAAGCTGATTCCGATCTTCGTCGACGAGGCGCTGCCCGGCGACACTTTCACCGTTAACGCGACCATGTTCGCTCGCCTCAGCACTCCGCTTCATCCCTTCATGGATAACGTGAAGCTCAACAGCTTCTTCTTCTTCGTCCCCTATCGCCTCATCTGGAATAATTTCCAGAAATTCATGGGCGAGCAGGAAAATCCCGGCGACTCGACCGACTATCTCGTGCCGGAAATGACCGCCCCCGCCGGCGGCTATCAGCCCAACACGATCTACGACTACATGGGCCTTCCCACGCTCGTGGCCGGCTTCAAGCACTCCGCCCTGCCATTCAGGGCTTACAACCTTGTCTGGAACCAGTGGTTCCGTGACGAAAATCTCATCGACAGCATCGCCGTCCCGAAGGATGACGGCCCCGATCCAACCGCCGCCTACGCCTTGCAGTCTCGTGGTAAGCGCAAGGACTATTTCACCTCGGCTCTTCCGTGGCCGCAGAAGGGACCGGCCGTCGATGTCCCCCTGGGGACCTCGGCTCCCATCAAGACTAACGCGAGCATCTCGCAGGGCCTTGGCATCCTTCACGGCGACCCTGCCGTTTACGGCTCTATCGCCACCGACGGCCCGCTCGCCCAGCTGAGCGGCACGACGCAGCCTGCCGCTCAGGCTCTCTTTGCCGATCTCTCGCAGGCGACAGCAGCGACGATCAATCAGCTCCGTCAGGCTTTTCAGATCCAGCGTTTGTATGAACGCGACGCCCGCGGCGGCACTCGGTATACCGAAATCATCCGCGCTCACTTCGCGGTCGTGTCCCCGGATGCCCGCCTTCAGCGCCCGGAATACCTTGGCGGCGGTTCGTCGATGGTCAACCTCTACCAGGTGCCTCAGACCTCAGCGAACGAAGCCCAGCCGACTCCGCAGGGCAATCTTGCGGCGTATGGTACGCTCGCCCATTCCGGCCATGGCTTCTCGAAGTCCTTCACCGAACACGGCGTCGTGCTCGGCCTCATCGCCGTCCAGGCGGACTTGAACTACCAGCAGGGCCTCAACCGTATGTGGTCCCGCCGCACTAAGTTCGATTTCTACTGGCCGGTGCTCTCGCACCTGGGCGAGCAGACTGTGCTCAATAAGGAAATCTATACGCAGGGCACCGCCGCTGATGAGCAGGTGTTCGGCTATCAGGAACGCTACGCGGAGTACCGCTTCAAGCCGTCTATGATCACCGGCGAAATGCGCTCCAACTTCCCCCAGAGCCTCGACACTTGGCACCTTGCCGAGGACTTCGGCACTCTGCCGGCGCTCAATGCCGCCTTTATCCAGTCTCCGCCGCCGCTCGATCGCGTCCTGGCCGTGACCGACGAGCCGCAGTTTATCGCTGACTGCTACTTCTCCTTCCGTGCCGCCCGACCGATGCCGGTCTATGGCGTCCCGGGCATGATCGATCACTTCTAATGCCCGATCCCTCCCTTGGCGCTATCGAGGCGTCCGCCGGTCTGCTCGACTTCGTTACCCCCGGTGTGGGGTCTGCGATCTCTGGCGGCCTTTCTCTACTCGGTAATATCGGGGGCGGCCTTATGGGCGCCTCCGGCGCTGCCGCCCAAAATGCCCAGGCCGCCGCCAACCGCGACGCCCAGATGCAAATGTTCAACCGCTCGAACGATCTGAACCAGTGGTACTTCGCTAAGAACTGGGAAAATCAGATGTATATGAGCAACACGGCCTATCAGCGCGCGACGCAGGACATGCGCGCCGCTGGCCTTAATCCCATGCTGGCTTACCAGCAGGGTGGAGCCGGAATGGGGTCCGGCTCCGGCTCCGCCGCGCCCCAGCCATCCCTCGAGGGCGCCCCCGCTAACCCGGGGGCCGAGCTGGGGCGCGGCATCGCTCGTGCTTCCAACAGCGCCGTAGAGGCTGCCAACATGTGGCAGTCTCTCGAAAACTCTAAGTCAACCAATGACCTCATTCAGACCGACGTGCACAAGCGTCGTGCCGAATGGCAGAACGTCATTGCTGACACCATCCTCAAGGGTAAACAGGCGGGTCTTACCGCCCAGCAAATCCTCACGGAGGTCGAAAAGCCCGACTGGTATAAAGCTCAGGCTGGCGCCGCTAGGGGCGCCGAAGCCTCATCCCGCGCTAGCGCCGCCAACACCAACCTCGACACCGAGATTACTCGGGACGTTGGCAAATCCGACTATGGCAAGATGGCCGACAGTGCTCGGCGCGTTGCCAGGACGATCAACAACACGATGGGTGCTGATCCATCCGGCAAGTCTCCTAATCAGGGCGATCAGCACCCTTCAACGATGAATCCTAACGGCTGGCAGTGGCCAGCCTCTCCTTGGAGCAAGTAATGTCTAAGCGAATTCACTCTCACTTCCGCCCTCAGCGTAAGCGCATCCAGTTCTGCAACGAGCTGGTCGACCCCTTCACGGGCGAAATCACGTACCCGGAAACTCGCACCAAGCAGTCCCACAAGGACGAGTGCGATATTAATAAGATTATCAAGAGCTTCTCGATCACCGGTCAGGTTGATCAGATGAAGCTCAATGCCGCTCGCGGCATCTACACCGACCTCGTCGGAATGCCCGACTACCAGGAGGCTCTGCAGATCACCGCCCAGGCTGGAGCTGCCTTCTCTACCCTTCCCAGCCACGTCAGGGCGCGGTTCGATAACGACCCCGCCCGCTGGCTCTCCTTCATGGAAAACCCCGCTAACGAAGCGGAAATCCGCTCTATGGGCCTGATGAACAATCCGGACCCTCCTCCCACTCCTCAAACTCCCCCTCCTACTCCCCCCAAGGAGTAGCTCGAAGCAAGGTCATCCCCTCTTCGCCCCACCATCAACGGTGGGGCCTTTTTTTTGCCTGCTGGGCCACTTCTCTCAATGCCCGGTACCGTGCGCGATCAACGTGCGCGATCTCTCTGCAAACCCCCTCCTAGCCCCAGCAAGGCTCTCTCTGCCTCCCACCCTCATAGGCGGGCTGGGTCGTTCCCCAGCCCCGCCCCCCTTGCCGAGCAACTCCCCGTAGGTTCAGGGCGGTCGTTTCCGCCCTGAACCACGGCCGGATCAACCTCAATTCCCTATAGACCCTAGGGTCTCTCAAAAATCAGGCCCATTCCCTCCCCCGCTGGGGGAGGTCAGGAGGGGGCCGCACATGACTCTCTCTTGTTGTCATATGTGCGGACTGACAGTACACTCCCTTGTCAGTCCTAACCCGGAGCGAGCCATGGCGAAGCGACACAAAATGGGACATTCCCATTCTAAGAAACTCTTCACTCGCACTGCGAAGTCAGTGCATCCCCGAAATAACCTCGCCAATCCCACTCGAGGCGGTATCCGCCTGTGATGGGATGCGACCTCCCAATCAAAGCCTGGTACACACGGGAGCGAAACCCGGACACGGGGAAACGCGCTATCACGTTCAACCCTCTCCGTGCGCACCAGACAGCCGACGACCCTCTCGAACTTCCTTGCGGGAAGTGCATGGGTTGTCGGCTCGAAAGGGCTAGGCAGTGGTCAATCAGGATCATGCACGAAACGCAGATGCATGGTCCTTCATCCTTCGTCACGTTGACCTACGACGACGAGCACTTGCCGCCCGACTATTCGATCGTCCCCGCCGACTTCCAGAACTTCATAAAGAGGTTCCGCCATTACTATGGCCCCGTCCGCTACTACGCTTGCGGAGAGTACGGGGAAAAGAACCTCCGCCCCCACTATCACGCCATACTCTTTGGGCGTTACTTCGACGACGCGAAGCATGTCGAAACCTCCCCGAAGGGGCATAAGCAATTCTCGTCGGCGAAGCTCACCAGGGCTTGGTCGCTCGGCGACAAGCCCATCGGACGCGCCACTTTCGGCGCCGTCACCATTCAGTCCGCGGGCTACGTGGCCCGCTACACCATGAAGAAAATCGGGGGAGACGTCTTTCACTCCCCCTCGGGTCCCGTCCGTAAGGAGGACCACTACACCCGTATCCACCCTCTCACCGGCACCGTGCATACGGTGCTGCCTGAGGCGGCTTGGATGAGCCGCCGGCCAGGTATCGGTGCCGACTGGATGGCTCAATATAAGTCGGACGTTTTTCCGTCTGGCTTCGTCGTGCACGACGGCAAGCGTCACGCCCCGCCGCGCTTCTACACCGAGCGTCTAACCGAGGAGGAAAAAGCTGTCCTTAAAAAGCAAGCCAAGGAAAACGCGGAACCTTACAAACCGCACACGACCACTGACCGTCGACGAGCTCGTGCAATCGTCAGAGATGCTCGCATTAGCGGACTCTCGCGGTCACTTGAATAAGACCTACACCTTTAACGAGGAGCTAAAAGTGATTCTCAACGCCTACAGCATCTACGACAGGAAAGCCCTTCAGTATCATGCTCCGTTCTACGCCCATCAGGACGCGCAGGCCGTCCGCTCCTTCACCGATCTTGTCAACGACGCAAACACGAATGTTGGAAGGCATCCAGAGGACTACGTGCTTTATCGCTGCGGTGCTTTTGACGACAGCAACGGCAGCCTGCTGCCAGCCTCAGTACTCCAACACATTGCCGACGC